ACATAGTCGATGCCATTGGCATGATAATCCTGACCGGCTTGGTCATAGCATTCGGCACAAACCTTGTGACCGACAACTGGAACATCTGGGCCTTGATGGCTCGCTTTGGAGGAGCAGTGTGATGAAGATTATTACACGCCAAGAAGCCAAGAGCCTCGGCTTAACTCGTTATTTTACAGGCAAGCCGTGTAAATATGGGCATGTATGTGAGCGTTATTCCAAAAATGGAAGATGTTTTGAATGCAACGCAGCGGCTTCGAATAAATTTCATAATGCTGCTAAATCTCAACGAAAAGCCGCCGGAATTCTAAGGTTAAGTGAAGCCAAAAAACTTGGGCTTGATTTTTATGACAATGGAAAGCCGTGCAAAAATGGTGTTTTTGGTATGAGAAAAACAAATCGACAAGGCCAATGCTTCTGTTTTGCTTGTTACAAAGAAAGAAAAGATTTCATTGTTAAATGGCAAGAAAAGAAACGCCGTTTGGCTGGAATACCCAAGCGATCACTTGGTTCAAAAACAGATCAAGAAAAAAAAGAAACCTATAAAAAATGGGTGGAAGAAAACAGGGAAAGAGTTAATGAGCAACAAAGAAAATGGCGACAGGCGAATAGAAAAAAACTACGCCCATATCAATCCGCTTACAATGCAATTCGCTGGAAAAGAACAAGCATAGCATTAGCAAAGTTGCATTTTGAGCAGATTGTAAAGGTCTATGAAGCAAGAGATCGCAAAACAAAACAAACCGGCATCGAACATCACGTTGACCATATCATTCCAATTTTAGGAAAGAACATATGTGGCCTGCATGTGCCGTGGAATATGCAAATTATCCCAGCAAAGCAAAATAGAATTAAATCCAACAAATGGGAGACTGTATAATGGTCGGAAAACTTACACCCGATAACCAGCTTTCAGCCAGCCGCATCCCGGTTCTGCTGAACGCATCACCGTATCAGACGCGCAATGAATTGCTGGCCGAGATGATCGACATTGACCGGGGCGGCACGCCAACCCGCATCCCACAGAACGAGCCGATGTTCTGGGGCGATACGCTGGAAAATCAGATCTTGACGGTCGCGGCTGAACGCCTCGGCCTCAAAGATCTGCGCACCAGCTTCCCCGCCGCGTTCCAGCATCCGACCTTGCCACTGGCGGCCAGCCTTGACGGCTCTGCCAAGGGCAACCGCAAGTGGGCGGCTGATCCAGCCAACGGCATCTACACGCCACAAGGCGGCGACATGATCGATCTGACCGGCGAGATCCTGCTGGAAGCGAAGAACACCAGCGTCCAGCCAGAGAACCCGCCAGCCGCACATCGTGGTCCTTTGCAGTTGCAGGCGCAGATGCTTTGCACCGGCCTCAAGGCCGGGGTCATTGCGGTGCTATATCGCGGCACAGAATTGCGCCTGTTCCTGTACAAAGCCGATCCGGCCATCCAGCAACGCATCGTGCTGGCCGTGCAAGACTTTGAGGAACGCCGCAAGACTGGTGAGATGTATCCTGTGACATCGCCGCAGGATGGCATCGCCGCCTATCCGACCGGCGTCTCTGACCGGCTGTATTGGGATGATGGCGCAAGCGATGAGGCCACGGCCATTGACTGCCTGATGCACGCGCTCAAGCAAAAGGCCAACGCCGAAGAGGACATCGCCGAGTTCACATCAGCAATTATGGATTGGATGGGAACCAGCGATGAAGCCGAGGCGATCGTCGGCAACCGCCGGGTGCTGGTCAAATGGCCGAGCCGCACATACCGGGCGCAACCCGAAAAGGTGACACCGGCAAAGCCGGAGCGCACAGTCAGGTCCAAGACCTTGCAGATCAAGGAACTGGATTAATGGCGTTTACAGAGGCACAGAGGCGGGTCTGGGATGCGATCAGTATATTCCAGCGGGAATACGGCTACACGCCGTCCACGCGCGAATTAGGGCGGTTTATGGGGAAGGGGCAGAAAACAGTCCAGACCCAGATTGTCGGCTTGATTGAGCGTGGTGGGGCTAGACGCATCAGTGACCGGGCGATAGAATTATTACCGCTGGACTAAAACCAGCACCTCCCGACAACCACTGCCCCCGGCTCCGGCCGGGGGTCTTTTTATTTCTTGGCCTTCACACTTTCTGCAAGGCCGCCGCCAAAGTAAAAGCCAACAATCACCAGCATGATCTCGCCAATCCAGAAATCACCGAGGATGGCCTTGACGCCTTCGATGTCACCCTTGCCAGCCAGTGTCATGCCCAGCGTGATGGCAAAGCATAGCAGGAAGGTAAACGCAAACATCAGCGCCAGATAACGCTGGGCCAGCTTGAACGGCTGGTACGCCGCAAGCAGGTCTGTCTTGGCCTTGCTCTTGATTGCAACCTCTTCCTCAGTCGATGTGTGCATATCATCGATGAGGCTCATGCCTTGTTTGATAACGTCACCAGATCCAAGGATTTTTGCTAGAATGCCGATCATCAGTTTTGCTCCTCTGCCAAATCTCTCATTCTCTTAACCAGCCGCTTTGCCCTGTTCGGCACCTGATCGTGCCACCGACTATCGACCATTTCATCTGCGGCCTTGATCCAATTGCGCTCTTCAACCGCCGCCCGGAAGTTCTTAAACTTGGAGAGCCGTGGGTAGCCGAGGTTGAAGCACATATTGGCTATGATCAATTGCGCCTCTAGCGGCAGATCCGCAAAGTCTGGGAACAGCCGCAGGCAATCCTCAAGTGTGACCGCGATGTCGAGCGCAAAGCATTGCCGCACGCGCTCATCGCTGACCGGCGTGCCTACCGGCTGGCCGTGTTCCGGCTCGTGTTCGCGGATCAAATGGCCGATGCCGTGCGTGGCCAACCCCAAGTGATCGAGATAGATCTCATGCCGACAGCCCTCGTCAGCCGCAATCTCAGCACGCAATCTGTCCTTGTCCATCATCTCATCTCCATACAAATCTGCACAGCCCGGCTCCAGCTATCAGCCTCAAGGTCAGGGCGCGAAAAGAACGCGGGGCTTTTACGCATCGACAATTGGTTGACACAACATTGCGCCTGAAACCACACCCTTCTATCGGTGGCCGCGCAACAAGCAAGGATATCATAAGAACCTCGTTTCACCAATTTCATCGCAGATCCAGAGCCAAGCTGGAAGTGGTAGACCGGATTGCGGCTCCCCTTCTGGGTCCGCAGTGTGGCGGTCTTCACCTGCACGGTGATAAACTGCCCATCCTTCCAAGCCACAAGGTCAACGCCATCTTGCTGGGCCATCGACACTTGCCAGCCCTCTTGTTCGAGGATGACCGCCGCTGTCAGATATTCGCCGATCAAGCCAGTCTTCGTTGACACCTATTGTAGCTCCTTTGGCTACTGTAGCCCCTTCAGCCACATTACCAGCAGTATAAGCGCCCCCACGCCTGTTACAAGGGCCAGCACGATTGATACGATCTCGATGAATTTGCGGCGTCTCTCGGCCTGACGATGCACCGTCTCTTTCCGAATGCGCCGGATCTCGCCCTCTTTTCGGACCAATTCATCCCATTTGCTCTGGCCATACGTGTATTGGATATACTGCTTTAGCTGGGCGCGTTGTTCCTCGGCGCGGGTCTTGGCGGCGAAAGCCTCCATCGCCTCGGCCTCGATAGACTGCGAGTAGAAAACGCGCTTGAAGATGCCGGGGTTCTGAGCTTGCTTGTGGGCGAACTCTAAATCGCTCATCGCCGAAGCCCAGCGCGACAGGTCTGATGCCATATCCTCTATGGAGCGTGCAACCTGAAAGCCGCGCTGGAGGGCGGTGAAGGCGGCTGATGCTGTAGCGGCGGCAGAGATAGGATCAATCATAGATGCGTGTCCCTTCCGGCACCAGCTTCGGCAGGCAGTAGGCGGTTATGGTTGAGCCTTGCTTGTGCAGTGTCTGAGCATACCAGACACAATCGGCGAGGCTCCAAAAGTAGAGGTCATTGCTGACAAGTCTTTCGTCTTCGGCAAGACCCACGAACACAAAAAGTAAGAAAGCATGAACCACATTAGTCCCGGCCCATCAGCTTATCGAGCTTGGCGTCTAAACGATTGAGCGCATCCATCACATTACGCATATCGTCACGCAGTTCCACCTTTGTGGCGTAGTCCTCGCGGGTGCGGTTAAGCAAAATCTCCAGCCTCTTTTGCTCATCAGCCATACGGTTAACCCACCAACCACCGCCAGCGATGACCAGTCCGATAAGCATATCGATGAGGCCGGACATTTCCATTGTTACGCCCAGCTTGCTGGCACAGCTTGCCTTGTGGCGGGTGTCGCCATCGCTGACAAGCGTTCATCGACTATTGCCTGCATCTCTTCTTCAGTCTTGCCCAAGCTTTCAAGCGCCTTAGCCTTGGCCCAGTCTGGCGTGATGTCATCGAAAGCAACGTAGTCAGGGTCATCAGCTTCTGGCGTTGCAAGGCCAGCGGTGCCGTATGCAGACACAGACAGTGGGTTGCCTTCAGCGTCAACAACGCTACTGCTGGTAGCAACCAATTTCCAATGGACAGTCTGTATACAATCGAGATGCCCATTTTGCTCGTGGTTACAGACGTCAAAGTTGAACGCCCAAGTGTATGCATTAGCCATTATTTGCTCCTAAATTTTTTGGCGCTTCTCGTGTTGTTTCTACATGAGCCGCATACGCATCTTTAATTTCTTGCGTATGAAGAACCGCACACATAGCCTGAACTTCAGCGCTTTCGTTGCTTGTGTCTGCGTCTGGCGTTACAACATGCCGATGAAAAGTACGGCTAATCTCAACGCCATCACGTTTGATAATTGTCGCAGTCCGCACCTGAACATGCTTAAACTCGCCGACAATCTCTATTTTGTCCTGAACTATTTCTTCTGTAAGTGCCACCTTAATCTCCTTTATGAAGCTGTTTCATATGTCAGGGTAAAGCCACAGCCATAATTGGTTCCGGCTATAATTACTAAATCGCCCCAACCTGTTTCATCACCCATAGAATACATATTTATTTTTTGGTCCGAAGCAACCAACCCTACCGGAGTGTCTGTGGCGGTTGCATAATTGGCCATTCCATTAAAGGAAAGAACAGCGTGGGAATATGTGCTTCCAACAGCTGTAAACGGCAAGCCATCAAAGTAAAGTTGGCCGCTTCCCCCACTTGTATTTAGCCCGCTGTTTACTTGACCGTTCACAATAACGCGATTGCCTATCTTGGTGTAGCGTGCTGTAAATGTAGGGATGCTTGTCGGATTAGATGACCAAGCCTTAACACTTATTGTGCAAGTGCCTTCCTCGTAGTCATCTAGTAAATCTGTGTCGAGCGTCAGGCCAGTCGGCCCCAAAGATACAGCCATTATTTAGCCTCCATATCAGCAATACGCTGTTCCAGTTGTTCAATCTTACGATGTGCATCTTGTAACGCAGACACCAGTATCGGTGTGATGCGTCCGTAATCCATAGACATCATCGCATCATCGTTATCGCCAGTGGACACGGCCTCTGGCATTAGCTCTTGCATCTCTTGTGCAATGAAGCCCATAGAACGTGGGCCGTCAGGGTCAGCCTTCCAAGCGTAACTGACAGGGTTCATAGCCATCAGCTTGTCGGTGGCTTCTAGCGGCTCGATGTCCTGCTTCAAGCGGATGTCTGAGGTGGTGTTGTAGGTTGTGCCGGATGCGGTGACAGAGATGGAGCCTACAACAGTGTCATTTCGGCGTATATCAATTGCATCGCCGTCATTTGTCAGTCTATTCAAATAAAGTGGAGTGGCGCTATCTCTGGTGAACCTGCCTCCCCCACTTGACAAGATTTCGCCGCCAGCAACGGTGCGGTCACTAGCCGTCTTGCCCAATAAAAAATTTTGCGAACTGTCGAAGCGGGCGGCTTCGCTACCATTGGTTTTGAAATTCATACTGTAAGCACCAGTAGATTCCAAAATTGCGTTACCGCCAGAGTTACCCAAATAAAACTTGTTGGCGGTGCTGGTATTTTCAATTTGAAGATACAGGGTTCCAGCGTGTTCTAAATGCAGTTTATTGTCTACGGACGCAGTCCCGATGCCCACGTTTCCGGCGCCATCAATTAGCATTGCTGTATCAGATGTGTTCTTGCGAACTTCAAATGCTCTATGACTTGCTATATTAGCTGCTGTTATAGCTAAAACACCGTAGCCAGAAGTGCTTGTGTTCTCAAAACGACCCGCCCAATTAGTAGCGTGACTACCAGATACTGTTAAAATAGCACTAGGACTCGTAGTCCCCAGCCCAAGCCGCTGTGTCGAGGCATCCCAGAAAAAGCCTTGTGTGGTGCCGTCTGAGGCAAACAGCGACACATCGCCGTTGTCGGAGAATGTGGCAAGCAAATTTGCTTTGTTATTTGTGCTGATATTTACACTTGTGCCTATTCCACTGTTATCTGAGTCACAGTCAAGATAAAAGCCACCATCACTTGTAATTGCCTGTCCAGCAGCAATATCAAACCCATCAGCCGTGACCGTGCCAGCTATGTTTATGTTGCCTGCGCCTGTGATGTTCTGGCTATTCAGGTCAAGCGTACCGCCAAGCTGGGGCGTAGCGTCCTCGACTATGTTGGCAATGCCCGGGGTG